TACTTGGACAAGTCAAAAGCGTCTACTGTCGGAGTTGAATCCTGCCCAGTACAACCCCAGGAAATGGACAGAGGACATGATAGTACGGTTATCCAAGAGCATAGATAAATTCGACTTATGCGATCCCATCATAATCAATTCTAATAACACCATAATCGGTGGACATTTCAGGTTAAAGATACTTAAAAGCAAAGGCGCAACAGAGGTTGATGTTCGTGTTCCCGACCGGCTACTGGATGAGGCAGAAGAGAGGGAACTGAACCTGCGTCTTAATAGGGAATTGGGTGATTGGGATTATGACCTATTAAACGAGTTCCCCGAAGAAATGCTTAAAGATGTCGGGTTTGATAGTGATGAACTGGACTTGATATTCAAAGAGGACTCGAAACCCGAAGACGATAATGTGCCTGATGCTCGTCCTTCTACGGACATCGTCCGAGGCGATATATTTAAACTCGGCTCTCATCGTATCATGTGCGGAGATAGCACAAGCACGGCTGATGTTGCTACTTTGATGGATGGGAAGAAAGCGGATATGGTATTTACTGACCCGCCTTATGGTGTGAGTTATGCGGATAAAAATAAATTCTTAAATAATGCTGATAAAGGAAATCATTTACAAATAGATATTATAAATGACCACATGACACTTGAAGGAACTGGCGCATTGTGGTCTAATACATTTAAAGTATGGGTTGATTATCTCAATGATTATCATGCTTATTATATTTGTTCACCGCAAGGCGGAGATTTATTTTTGATGATGATGATGATGATGATGATGAATGAAAACGGGTTTCCTTTAAGACATACGATTATATGGGTTAAAAATAACCATGTTCTCGGAAGGACGGATTATAATTATAAACATGAGCCGATACTATACGGATGGAACGGAAAACATAAATTTTATGGTGGTGGCGAACAAAAATTCAGCGTCTGGAATTACGATAAACCATTAAAGAACGATTTACATCCCACAATGAAACCAGTAGAATTGATAATGAACGCTGTTCTTAATTCTACGCAAAGCGGAAACAATATAGTGGTTGATATGTTCCTCGGTTCAGGTTCGACCCTTATCGCTTGTGAAAAGACAAACAGAATATGCTATGGGATGGAAATAGACCCTATTTATTGTCAAGTCATTATAGACCGATGGGAAGAGTTTACTGGTTTAAAAGCGGAGAAAATTCATGGATGATATTCAAAAACATCCTGGCGGGCGACCGTCTTTATTTACTTCTGAAGAATTAGAAAGATTAAAACAGGACTTTGAACAATATATTCAGGACAATACAATTCCCATTGTTGCCGAGTTTGCTTATCAGCACAATTTAACTAAACAATATCTATATGACAGAGAAGAGTTTTCTGACCTATTAAAGAAGTGTGTACAAAAAAAAGAAGCAAACTTGGAAAAAGGCGCATTGGCCGGAAAGCTCACACCATCGGTTGCCATCTTTTCTTTGAAGCAACTTGGATGGACGGACAAACAAGAGCTTACTCACTCCGGTGAAGTCGGGGTGGTCATCAACATACCCAAAGACCTCATGCCCAAGATATGAAAAAGGATGCACATGGATGATCGGTTTTCTCATGGCGGCTCTCATGGCAACAGTTGACATCAATCCTTATCACCTTGATATATTCCAGTCAACCGACCGCGAACTTATTGTTTACGGCGGCCGCGGTGCGGGGAAGTGTTTTGAGCGCGGTACTGAGATTGTCAAACCGGACGGTTCTTTGATCTCAGTCGAGAAAATAGCCATTGGCGATAAAATCCTTGGTTCAAATGGAACTGTTCAAAACGTGATAGCGGTTCACCGAGGAATCGCTGATTTATATTGTGTTGAACAATCAAAAGCTCAACCTTATGTTGTCAATGGAAGTCATGATCTGGTCTTAAAAAAAAGGCAAGCGACATCGAAACCATATCTTTATCACAGTCGCGGACGCTATCCAAATCATTCCGAAGTTAGGATTATAGGCGTTGAACAATATCTAAAACAAAGCAACAAATTCAAGGCATACTATAAACCGTTTAAAACAACGGCTATTTTCAAATCCGCTCATGTTGACATTGACCCTTATTTCCTCGGCTTGTGGCTTGGCGATGGAAATACCGGCAAGGTAGGCATTACTACCGAAGACGATGAGATTAAAGATTATGTTTATAAGATAGCGGATGAATATGGATTAAAAGTCACTATTAATCAAAACACATGCAAGACCTGTCCGACTTATGTAATAACAGCCGGAAATATTGTCGGGTACGGTAGACACAAAAATAGACTTTTAAGCGTTTTTAAATCTTACGGTTTGATAGGCCGTAAACACATTCCGAATGAATATTTAATTAATAGCGAAGACGTTCGTTTAAAATTATTGGCCGGGATTATAGATACGGATGGGTGCAAAAGCAAAAATTCATACGAAATTATTCAAAAGTCAAAACTGTTGATTGAACAGATAAAATCATTGGCAAACTCTCTGGGGTTTTACACTTACCAGTCGGAAAAGATATGCAAGATAAATAATATTGGGTTTTCCGGTCTGTATCACAGGTTGACAATCAGCGGTGATGTATCAAAAATACCGGTCAAATTAGCACGAAAAAAAACAAATGGATCATGCGGGTATGCTAATCAACTGAAAATAACACCTTTAAATTGTGGGGAATATTACGGGTTTACTCTTGATGGAGATGGAACCTGTTATTTAAAAGATTATACGGTTGTTCATAATTCCTTTTCAATAGCCCAGAAGATCGTTCTGCTCCCCTCGGTACACCACAACCTTGGCATTGACAAGCCTCTCAAAGTCATGGCTCTTCGTAAGACCCTGCCTTCCCTGAAAGCATCTTCGATGGAATTGATCGGAAATGAGGCCGAACGCTTTGGTTTACGGTATGAGTTGAACAGACAGGACAGCATCGGGCGTATCGGGAACATGCAGATCCTGTTCAGGTCCATCAACAACCAGGATGACGCGGCAAAGCTGCGGTCCGTTACCGACCTTGATTATGCCTGGATGGAGGAGTTGACCGAGTTCAGGGAAATGGACTACGATGAGGTCCTCATGATCCTTCGCGGTGGTAATGGCGCTTACAAACAGGTGGTCGGATCATTCAACCCGGTTGGCAAGACATCGTGGGTGTACAACCGGTTTTTTGAGCGGAACATCGGAAACGCCAAGAAGTTGAAATACACCATCGACCATAACCCTTTCCTGTTACAGAAAGACCCTGCCTACCTGGCACAGCTGGACAGGCTCAAAGAGTACGATGAAAACTTATGGAATATTTACCGAAATGGGGAGTGGGGAGAACTCGAAGGAGTCATCTACACCTGGGATATTACCGACCTTCCGCACAGCTTTGATGAAGTATTCTACGGCATGGACTTCGGTTACTCAGTGGACCCCACTTCCCTAGTTAAAGTCTACCGCAAGGCTGATGAGTATTGGATTCAGGAAATTATTCATCAGACCGGCCTGACCAATATCGACCTGGCCCACAAGATGGGCACTTTGAATATCAACCGCAGTGACGCGATCTATGCTGACTCCGCTGAACCCAAAAGCATTGACGAGATTTTTAGCTTCGGGTTTAACATCCAACCCTGCCAGAAGGGACAGGACAGCGTACATGCTGGCATCGACTTCCTGAAGTCCTGCAAGATCCACATCATTGACGGTTCGGAGAACATCATCCGGGAGCAAAGGTCTTATGTCTGGAAGAAAGACAAGGACGGCAACGCCCTGAATGAGCCAATCGGGATAAACAATCACGGGATGGACGCGACACGGTACGCGATACATACCCACATGAAAAACGAAAAGCCTCAAATATTTTTGATTTAGAGGTCATATGAAATTGCCATTTGGTCTTGAAGTAATAAAAGGTCCTTTGAAACCCGTTGGTTCATTACCGGCCATTACCGAAGAAAAGGAAAAGTCTGTCACGTCGTACATGAAAGAGATCCAGGGTTTCGGGATGCGGTTGTCAGCTTATGACTATGCCAAGGACACGACAACCTTGACCGAGATCGCCAAGTACAACCCTTGGATCGCCTCGTCCATCCGTGCCATCACCCGGAACAGCATTCAGCCCATTGGCCAGATATGGGACCCGAAGACCGAGAAGGAAGTCAAAGTCCCCGAGTTTGAACAGCTCATGATCCAGCCGCACCCCCTGTTCACTCAAGCCAAGTTCAGGAAGTACGTTAATTTTTATTATGCCTATTTTGGCATCGCCTTTATTTACAAAATCCGTATGGACAACAAACGTCTCATAGCCTTACAGCCTTTGCCTTCAGACCGTGTCCAAATGAACCCGGCGCTGCTTGCCAAGGGCATCATCGCATGGCAACTGAACAATGGCGCAGGCCTCATTGACCTGCCCGATGATGACCTGATCGTCTGGATGGATGATGAGTTCATTGACTCCTACTACACCGGCGGGTCGAAGATCAACCACTTGCTCTTTTCCGTTGCCAACAAGAACGGAGCGGACAGGTTCAACAAATCCACCATTGAGAACGGCGGAGAGTTCAAGGGTGTTCTTTACACCGAACAGCGCCTGGGTGAAGCTGATATTGACCTTTACCAGAAACAGCTTAAGAAACGGTATGGCGGCGCTGACAATGCCGGGAAGACCGCTGTATTGGGTTCCGGCCTGAAGTATGAGAAAACAGGCGCCACGATAGCCGAAATGGCTTTTGACAAGCTCCAGCAGGTCAGCCGTGAGGAAGTCCTCGCGATCTTCAAGGTTCCCCCGGTCGAACTTGGACTTACAGACTCCGTGAACTATGCCAATGCCAAGGAACAGCGGAAACTTTTTTGGGAGACCACGCTCGTCCCGACCTTTGACTCCCTGGCATCCGCGATCAGCCGCGATGTACTTCAAAAGGAATTTAAAACCACATATGAATATTATTTTGACTATTCCGCCATACCGGCAATGCAGCAGGACTTGAATACAAAATTACAGTCCGGCCTGACCATGCAGCTGCTAGGTTATGACAATGAGACCATCACCTCATACCTTGACCTCCCGAAGATCAAAGAGGCACCCGAGACCAACATCATCGTGCCGGAACAGAAAAGCATCATCATACCGAACAGATTCAAAAGCGTGTTTCGGGACAGCGCGAAAGAGTTATTTGGTAAATCACATTTATTCGTTGAGATTCAGTTTAGGCGTGCTGTCGAGAAACATTTCCTGAATTGGCGCAACGACGTGCTGGACCAGATCAAGAAGGATGTGAAGGATGAAATGAGCCCGAAGGATAAACTTCTTTCTTACATTGACAAACGCATTGGCATCGCCAACTCTGACCTGAAAAAGCTCGGTGTGGTCATGTATGCCAAGGTCAATGACAACATCGTCAAAAAGCTAATTGATCAGTATGGCTTGAAGTGGGTAGAATCTTCAAGGAACATCATCACCACGAGCAACCATCTTGACAACTTTACATTAGTCAACGCGACCGTGGACGAGCAGTTGAAAGAAGCCATTAAAGAAGCGTACCTCAAAGGCTTGCAGAATAATTACTCATCGGGTGAAATGGCTGATGCGTTCATCAATGCGACCAAGGGCGTTTATAAACTTGCAGACAACCGGGCATTGCTCATTGCACGGACGGAAACCACATCAATGTCGAACGACCTCATGCTTGACCAGTACCATGAGAACGAGGTTGAGAAAAGGGAATGGTTGACCGCGCGCGACGGTGATGTCCGGTCCATCGTGGATGGCGCCGCGTTCGACCATGTGGCAATGGACGGCCAGAAGGCGAAGCTGATGGAATCATTTAAGGGTCCCGGCTGCCGAAGGCGCACCTTTTGAAACTATGAATTATCCGGGAGATATGGCTAACGGATCACCTGGAAATATTTGTAACTGCCGTTGCAGCACAATGCCGGTATAGGAGAAACAACATGAAGGAAAACGAAATGACAAAGAATAAGGAATTGCAGTTCGGTCTGATCAACGCCAAACAGAAGACCGCCCTCATGACCGAGGACAGCGACAGAATTATCCGTGTCGTTGCCTCAAAACAAATCAGGGACAGAGACAATGATCTTGTCTATGTCGGTTCAAATCCCAAAGGAAAAGGCATCCAGATAAACGAGTTTTTAAAAAACCCTATCGTCCTTCAATTTCATGACGCTGGAAGCTGGGCAATTGGCAAAGTGATCGAGGCGGCCATAGGCGCGGACGAGAGCAATGTTCCTCAGTTGGAATTTGCCATTGAGTTTGCTGACACAGAGGAAGGAAACAAAGCGCTGTATTTATACAAGAATGAATTTCAAAAAGCGGTGTCTATTCGGTTCAGGATGCAGGAATATGTTTACAACGAAGCGGAAAAAGGTTTTGACATATTCACTTCAAACATGTTTGAGGTGTCTGCGGTTCCGCTTCCGGCCAATCAGGAAGCTCTCATCATGAAGGCATACGAAAACGTACAGGAATATAAATTGAGTGAACAGGCGGAAAAGAAACTTGACGTTATCCGTGAGAACTTGAAGGCAGCGGGTCTGACTTCCAAGGCGGGGCGGCTGACGAAATCTATCTATGACGACCTGATGAAGCTCAAAAAATAAATAGGAGTATTACAATGGCTGACAATCTTGATAAGATCGTCGCAACCCTTGGCGATATTGGCGAAGCCGTGAAAGGCATCGTCGATACGCAGAAGACCCAGGGTGAAGCGATTGACAACCTCAAAAAGACCCACAAAGAACAGGCTCCCGCCGACAAAGGTGAGGATGCTATGTCGAAAGCCGTGAACGACATGGCCGACATGAAAAGTGAAATCGCAAAGATCAAGTCCGTGAAGATCTTCGGTGAAATGTCCCACGAAAAATCCATGATCGACGAAAAAGTCAAGTTCTACAAGCTGCTCGTCCGCGCGAAGTTCCGCAACGATCAGGACGCTGTCAAAGAATTGCAGAGTATGTCTGACAAGTTCAAATATACCTACAATTTCAACGAGACCGCCGGCGCCGGTTCGGGGAACCTGGGATATTTCATCCCGACCGAAGTCAGCTCCCGCATCGTCAATACCGGTGTCAGCTTTACCGGTCAGAACTCCATCGTTCCCCTGCTGAACCCCATCCCGATGAACTCCAACGCCATGGACGTTGGCGAGTACGTTGACGGCATCCAGGCCGGTTATGTGGCCGCCGCTTCGCAGCTCACCGATTCAGTTGGCTCGGGTGGAAGATATCAGCTGACCGCCAAGAAGATCGCTGCCCTCGTTTACTGGGACAGTGAAGCGCTTCAGGATGTTTCCCCCGCGCTCATCAACCACATCGAAGGCCGCGCTCTGAACGCGTTCGACTACCGCGCGAACTACATCGTTCTGAACGGCTCGGGTGCCTCTGACTTCGCCAACTGCGGAGTGACCGGTATCCTGGGTGCTTCCGGAACGAACGCCGTTACTATGGCCAGTTCTTCCGTCGGTACTCTGGACGCTGACGACTTCGCTGATATGATCGACGCCGTGACCGCTGACGATACCAATGGCGTGTTCGTGATCAGCAGGACCTTCAGGCCGTTCATCAGAACCCTGAAAGACACCTATGGTCAGTACATTATGGGATCTCCCGCCGGAACCGGTGCTGTTGAAACGATCTGGGGTAAGCCCGTCGTATGGATCAACTCCGGAACCAGCACGGCCATCATGCCCGCGTATAGCGGAGTCGGCGCCGCAACCGCATTCGCTGTTTATGGCGACTTCGGCCAGGGCATCCTGTTCGGCGACCGCATGAGCCTTGAAGTGGACATCGATACCTCGATGAGATTCGACTACTACCAGACCGCTCTCCGGTACGTCAAGAGGCAGGATTTCAAAGTCATTCCCAAGTATTTCGCGGTCCTCAAGACCCACGCCTAAACAGGCATAGTGTTCGGGCGGGAAACCGCCCGGACCGTATTTATTTAGGAGTTTTATATGGCAGTAAAAAGTCAGACGATCACCCCGGCAAAGAACGAAGGACCGGTTGAGCCCATGAAGAAAACCCAGACTGTGAACACCCCGGCCAAACCGGCGATCCTACTTGTCGCCATCAATGGCTCATGGACCTTTCACAGCATGAAATACATGGGTGTTGTCGAATGGCCCGAGAACGATGATCGCTTGGTTCATGCCAAAGGACATTACACGATAGTCGGGAGAAAATAAAATGGTGCTGTTGTCAGAGGTTCGCGCTGAACTGAACTTAACCCCTGCCGCTTCAGGTGACGACGCATTGATCGCGAAAGCGATGGATGTTGGGCTGATGTATGTAGCGGCTCAGACCACGCTGTCAGTCGCCACTTCGGGCGGTTCCTTTGAAGAGTGGTTTAATGGGAACATCTGGGAATTTACCCTGCTGTTAAGGGCGAACGACATCAACATCACATCCATCACCGGTTATGACCAGGACGGTGTTTCCGAGGTTGTCCCGTCCACCACATACGCACAGCTCGGACAAAGGACCTGGAGGTTCATCGAGAGGGACGCTGAACTCATCCGGTACAAGGTCATTTACACATCCAATTACGGGATGCGGGCGATCAACCAGATCATTGCTGAAATAGCGATATGGGAATACCTGAAGATGCCGAACAAGACCGGCTCATTGAACAAGACATCGTCGGTCATAGACCAGACGAATGTCTCTTATAAAACGGACAGTGATTTTTACAATGAGGTGAATCGACGCCTGAACACGGTGTGCATGATCGGATGCTGAAAAAGACGCTGACCAACAAGCAGATCGTTGAACGGATTGAACGGGTGATAGCGCAGTCCATGATGGCGACATATACCCGGAGCGTCAAATTACTATTGACATGGAAATACCTCGGAGTTCAAAGCGGGACACTGCGGAATGAAACTAACGCCATGAGCGAAGGAAACACCGCTTATTTAGGCACCATCCCCTGGTACGGTCATGCTTATGAAACGGGTAACTGGGATCGCTGGAAGGGCCGCGAGGGCAACAAGAAAGCATGGAAACGGTCGCGCAAGGCAACGTGGTCAGGGAATAAGAAGCACAGGCCGTTCATGAAAGATACCATAAGAGACAAGAGAAACACGGCAAACGTTGCAAGAAGAGTGCGGATAAAACTGAAGAACGAAGGAATCATGAGATGACTTACAGCAACAAGGTCAAACAGATCAAAGTTATCAGGGATTACCTGGTCACCCTGTTGACCGGGATATTGACCACAGCCGTGAAAACAACCAGGGCGCAGCTGTTGAGCGATACTGATTTCCCGATGCTTGGTGTGGTTTATTCCGAGGGAACCAATGAGGACATCAGGCAGATCGGAAACTCAAACCTCACGTACCATGTTGTTTACAGGAACCGGGTGCAGGATGAAATGGACGAGCTGGACGTTGTCGCGCAGATCGCAGCGAAGTTTGAGGACACCTCGCTCGGAGACAAGTGCATCGGTTGCGTTCCGCATTTACCCACCATAAGCGTGGAATCGACCGGAGACACAGCCACCTTTGAATCAGTCATAGAATTGACAATAGAAATTTAACGACGGAGGAAATATTATGTCGTTTACCAATTTTACAGCCCAGGGAACTGACACAAAGAAAACCCCCTTACTGTTCGTGCGGACCATGCTGTCTGATGTCGAATGCGATGCCGTTGCCGGTAAAAAGATACCGACGACTGGCGGATGGGTACAGCTTCACACCTTTGAAGGCGGTGTCAAGTTCACCCCGAAACGCACCACGTCCATGACGTACAACCAGCAGCAGGGTGACACGGAGCTTTACCAGGACGACTGCAAGTATGAACTTGAGATCAATCTGTCTCAGATCGACCTTGAGATCCTGCAGGATA